TGCAGTTTCAGTTCCTTTTCCAGACTTTGCAATGTCATCCAGACTTTCATTTGTCTGTTCCAAATTTTCTTTGACAGATTCCAAGTCTTTTGAAATCTTCTGAACATTGGTTTTGAACTCTATGTCAACAACTATTTTTTCTGCCATTTGAATATATTTTTGAATTCTTCCATGACTTGGTCATGATGTTGTTTTTGTCTTTCATACCATGTCAAACATTTATTGTTTTTGTAGTCACTAAGTGACATTGTCTTCAATGCTTGTGGCATGATAGTCATTGCACCACACCAATATTCAAACATTTTCTGAAAGTTTAACACCTTGAATTTTTTCAAGTCTGTTTTTTTCTTTTTTACTTGTATTATAATGTGTTCCATTTTGTTGTCAAATAGTTCATAACTTGTTCAATTTGTGCATCAGTCAATTGCACATCATAGTGAATGACTTCATATATCCTTCCATCATAAACACCACCACCATATGAACGATACAATGCACCACCAATTGCATATTTTGGATAGTTTGCAGATGGATTTGTTGCACCAGTATTTGTGTTTGTGTTTCCAAGTTGGTCACCAACAAATGCAGTTGTTCCATTTCTGTATCCATAAACAACTTGTTTTGTTTCAGTTCCAATTGTGTTGACATAGCATGAATGGTCTGTTGGATAGCCATCATTCACAAATGAAGTTGCATTTGAACCACCACCACCAGTGAATGTTGCATTGACATTCAATCCATTTAATTGTCTGTTGAAATCGCATGAACCAGCAAGAATTCCACCATATGAACTTGCAGTCTTGTTGTCTGATTTGAATACCACAAAGATTGTGTTTGCACCATCTTTGACATTGTATAAAGATGATGATGTGTTTTGCAACATATCATTCACACCACTTGCGAATTCAACATAAGCATCAAACAATTGACCACTAAATGTTGGATATGTACTTGCTTGGGCTGGTGTCATATGATAATCATTTCCAGACTTATCATCCCATTGTGAAATGTCATTTCCAGAATTGAATGTGAAAGTTGAATAGTCATCTGCATCCAACCACAACAAACAACCAGAAATTTCAGTTGGTCGGAACACTTCACCACCAGCACTTCTTGACATATTTTGCAAACCTACAAGTGTATATTTGAAGTCAATTGTCCAATCCACATTGTCAAGTTCTGTGCATCCATTTGTTTCAATAATGAAATAAAACATTCCATCACATATGTATTCACTATCTGTTGCAGTTGGTTGAAATGAACCATTTCCAGTTCCAATTGTGAATGAATAGTTTGTGAATGATGAATCTTCTTTTTGAATGTCAAGTGTCATTTCTTTTGCAGATACATTTGCAGAATTGTTTGTGTTTGTTATCACACCAGTGTATTTTCTAAATGTAAACGCTTGACTTCTGTCTGATGTAGTTCCACGATTGTGACCAGCAATTGTCACTTCATAAGTGATATAAGATGGATATTCAAGTCTAAACATGTTATTGGCTTGGCTTGTATAGTATGCATCATCACTTGTTGTGTCAATTGTGAATTCACCTTGTTGACCTATGTTGATTGATTCTTCATTTGTTGTCCATGCATTTCTGACCAAATGACCAGAACCACTTCTTCCAGCTTTGTTGTATAGAGCATCAGCACCACCAGAAATGAATGAATCATTTGTTCCAAGTGTGATTCCATAATCACCAAGAATTGATGTTGTATTGAATTGTTGTCTTGAAAATACTTGCACCCTTGTGCCATTAAAATTCAAAGAATATGGATTCAACAAGTTGTTGTTTCCTTGCAGTGAAGAATGTTTGACCAAAGGATTGATGGTGTTCTTGTTTCCAGACACATCATTGTTTGTTGATGATGAAAGAATCACATTGTTCACACCTTTAACTGATGTGAATTCTGATGTCAAATTGTTATTTCCAACTATATGATTGAACACACCATTGCTTTGATTGTTGCCACCAAGAACAAATTCAAATGGTGCAGTGTCTTGTGGTGGTTCAGTTGGTTCATTTGGATTGAATGTTTGATTCCAACAGACACCATCATCATAGACATAGTCAAACGCTTCACAACATAGTTCTGTTGGTGTTTCAACTGCACCAGTGTTTGTGTTGGTGAAAACAACTTGACCAGTTGCAAGTGTGTATGCTGGTTCTGATGTGCATGTGTTTCCAGATGCATCAATCATGTTCACCCTTTCAACCTTTACAAGTTCAACAGAACAATTTCCAAAACCAGTCAATGGATAGTTTGTGATTTTATTCAATCTGAAATATCCATTTTTCACAAATATGATGTCATTGAAATTCATTGACATGATGTCTGTTGCAGAAAGATAGAATGTTGCAGTCAGAATCCTTGCATCCCTTGAATAAGTTTCTTCAATGAATCTTCGCCAATAAACACCATATGCACCATTTAATGGAATTGGATAACCTAATGCACCAGTACTTTCACCAGCAAAAGTCAAACAATTTGTTGTTGGTGTCACCACTGCATCTTCATAGTTTTGAAAAATAGAAAATGAAGTGAATTCAACTGCTGATGAACCTTCACCAATTATCCATGCATGGTCACCATTGTTGTCACCAGAACCATACCCACAATAAAATGACAAACGAATTCCAGCAATTGCATTTCCATCATTGTGACAAACACAACTTCTGATTCCAGTGTTTGGAATGTATGATGTTATTGTTGGTTTGAATATGGTGGTGATTTCTTCTTTGTCTTTTCCAAAGTCTGTTGAAGTGTTGTCAACATATTGTGAACCATAAACTTTTCCACTTGATTCCAAGAACATTGAATTCATGAAATCTTCTGACTTGTCATCAGAAAATATCATTGATTTTGCTTGTAAGTCTGTTGTTGGTTTCAGTTGAATGTCTTTGGATGTGTCAAGTTTGCTTGTCCAGTCAATGTCATTTCCTTGTTCAATCCAATCTTTATATGGTGTGATATACAAATGTGTTGGTTGTTGTTCATCTGGAACAATCACAAGATTGAATTTTTTTGCAAGTGATTTCAGAAAGTCAATTGATTTTACATTTGGAAAATTCCTTGATGTTTGCAAAGTTAGTGTGGCATTATAGTCAATCAAAACACCAGTCACTGCATACATTTTTGGAAAGAATCTGACAAAGCCATAGTCAATTGTAAGTGTTGCAGATGCATCAGTTGTGTTCAATATCAACACCCTTGCTTCAAAAGTGTGTGTTGTATCAATTGCTTGTGCTGGTGAACCAGTCATTCCACCAGTGTCAATGTTTCCAGTCCAGTCAGTTTCCATTGTGATGACTGGTGTTGTGTTCAAGACTACATCATCAGTGACATCATACAAAAGAACTTGAAAAGTTGTTCCGACCAAAGAACTACCAGATGCAGTCATTTGGCAATTGACAGACCAGTTCATCATTGTCCATGCATTGTTTGGTGAATAGACACCAGTCGATTCATTGTATTCACCACTTTCATTCACATAGTTTTCATCTGAATTGTCATCATTGATAATGGTGTGAAATCCATTTGTTGCAGTGAAAGTTTGATTTCCATCTGCATACACTCTGACTTTGTAATAGTCTGGATTTGAATTTGTTGTTGCACCTTCACCACCAGCATTCATGTCCATGTATACATCATCAAGTGTGGTGTCCAAAAATGTTGATTCATAAGTGAATCCAGCTTCTTCCAATATCTTTGAAACAACTTTGTTCAATCTGATTTGTGGTCTAAGATTCAAGACACTTATTGGTGTGTCTTCATTTCCAATTGAACCTTCTGAACTACCACCAAAGAATTGTGCACCATAGTCATATAAAGAATACACAATGTCACCAGACAACAATGGTGTCACTGCTCTATTCATTGATTGTGTCACATTATCAAAGTTGATTGTGTGGTCATAAGCAGACCAGTCATGGTCTGGAAGATATTTACCTTCAAGCATATGTCCAAGTGTTGCAACAGAACTGAAAACAACACATTCATAGTGATATGTAACATCATCAGAACAAATCACATTTGTCAGTTGCAGATACCCATTGAACACATCAATTGTGTCTTTGCTGATTGTTGCTTCAACTTTGATTTTTGGATTGAAGTTTCCATTTTGTGTCACTTCAAAATACTGGCTGAAGAACAAGTCATTCTTTGATGATGATGGAATTCTGAAATTGTATGTGTGATTTCCTTTGTTCTTATCAATTGACTGGATGTCTTTGAATTGAAAGTTTGCAGTCATTGGTTGTGAATCTGGAACTTCCAGATAGACCACCATTGAATCATCTTGTGTTTTTACTCTGATTGATGTTGCCATGACTAAAGTGTTCTGTATTTAGGAATTGCATATTTGAACTTTAATTCATATTGATACAAACCAGTGTTCTTGTCACCTTTCAATTTCATGTCACTTGTTTCAAGAATCAATGCTTTTGCATTTGCACCATCCAACAAATGAATCTGTGGTGACATCATCAAGTCTTGAATTTGGTTGATTTGATAGTCTTCCAGATTGTCAGTGAACAAAGTCATTGTTTCTTCATATGAAACTGAAGACACCATCTTTCCTTGTTTTGCCATTGTTGGTGGATATGAACCAGTCAATTCAATTGCTTCTTGTGTTTCTGGATTGATGTATGGTTGTGTGACATACTCTTTTTTGATTTTCAAACTTTCATCTTTTTCCCTATTCAAATTGATGTATTCCCAAAAACCAAATCTATTCATGAATGCAATTCTGGTGACATCATATCTTCCACAATATGTCTTCACATTGAATTTATATTCTGCACTCACCATGTTTCCATAGTCTGTGTCTTGGCTCATGACCACCTTATAATATGAAATGGCACTTCTTCCACCAGCAACTGAATCTGGTTTTGTTCCAGAATATTCAGATTGACTTGTGTCTAATTGTTGAAGATTAGAAAGACCAACACCAACAAACAAAATGAACCTTTCATCATTTATTGAATCATCAACAATTCCACCAGAATCTTCATCAATTAGTGCTGACAAAGTTCCAAGTGAAGAATCTGAAGAATCAAAATATTCAACAACCAGACAATGTCCTTCTGTTGTTTCATATTTCTCTGATGAATTTAGAAATCCCATTGTGTGATAATCATCTTTTGCAATGTCAATTTCATACATTGTAGTTTGACCACCACCACCAATTCTTGTTTTGTTGTAGTTTGAAGACATGAATGGTGTATCATCTTCAAAATTGTATTGGTTAAAATCAATGACTACACCTTCACTTTCAAGACCTCTACCATACAAAAGATAGATAGTTTTTGAAACTTCTGTTCCAGCTTGTTTTGTTGGAATACCAGTTGCAGTTGATGAATACATTTCATAAAATTTCAATGTCAATACATTTGCAATTCCTCTGAATGAATCCAATCCATTTGAACTTATCAATCCACCAGAATACAATCGAACATTTCCATCAGCAGTTGTTGGAAGATTGTGAATACTTAATGGAATATCATTGTCATTTTGATTGACATCTGTTGTGATTTGTGGTGTCACTATTGTCTTGTAAATTTCAGACAAATTGAACACTGCATCACCAGAATTGTTTTGTTGTTGTGTGAATGATATTGTTTTTGAAACTGGTGATTCATAGTCAAATGCTTCAACTTTTGTGTGATAAGTAAGTTCAAGCAAGTATCTGAATTTGTACACACCACTTGTGTTTGTTTTGCAATAGACAAGATTTGTTCCACTGGACAAGTTTATCTGGTCATCATTTATTGTGATAGTTAGTGCCATCTAAAAAATACTTTTTATTGATTTGTTTATGTATTCAAGTGCCATTGAAACTGCAACATCACCACCATCTTGTGGAACTGCTTGTTCAACTGCATCTTTGAAATAGTGTCTTGCTGACAATCCTTTTGTTGCAATAGTTCTTCCAAGTACAAATGCAAGTTGTTTTTTTGCAGTGTCTGTGTTTTTAGAGAATTGACCAGTTCCCAAATTGCGAAGTCTGACTGGTTTGCTTTGTATCCATCCAGACATCACACCTTGTGGAAGATTCTTTGATTTGAATCTGAATGGTGACTTCTTTGCACTTGGTCTTGTGCTTTCACTACCTTGAACACCTTGTTCCATAAATTCTGCATATGGAACAGATGAAGTGAATTCAACATCAAATCCAGAACTGAATTGACCAGTGCTGGTTCTTTTTTGCTTGATTCTATATCCAAGTGAATTTCTTAATGCACCAGTGTTGTCAGTCACACGCTTCTTGCCATCAATCATTTTTGATGCACCAAGATTGATTCTTGCAAGTTTCACCACCCTTGCACCAAATTTGTCCATCTGTTGTTTTGTACTTGCAATCATATCATCTATAATTTATCCACTGCATGGTTTTTTTAATATCACTTGAAGACATTGTGGTTGGTGTGAACAAGAATTCTTCAAGATAGAAGTCAGACTTTTTTGTGTCCACCCTTGCACCAATTCCAAAATCCATGTTGTCAGTTGACAAAAGTGTGTTTTCTATTTCTGCAAAATTTATCAATTGCAAATCATAATAAAGTTTTAAGTCTGTTCCATCATATTCAACTGCAAAAGTATATGATTCAAGTCTTCTGTGTTGTGTTGATGAATTTGTTCCATTGTCTGGACAGATTGCAAAATCACTTGTGATTGTTGTGTCATCTTCCCATGAATACAAAGAAAGTTTTCCATCAGATGTTGTTCTGATTTCAATTTGTTGTTCTGTGTCTTCACCAAAATATGCAATGCAGTTGACTGCTTCATCATCTGAATATCTTCCAAAGTCTTTAATTCTAATAAATGCAACAAATGAATCAACTGAAACTGCTAAATGTTGCAAGTTGCAAACTGAAGATGAACTGATGTCTTTGAATTTAATGCCATTTTTTATTGCATCCCATGTCACACCAGTTCCATTCAGTGCAATTCTGTCTGAACCACCACTTGTGTATGTGTCCAATAATGGAAACAATTCTGCAACTTCATTTGAAGTGATGGTTGATTTTGCATGAAATCTTTCCCTTGAAAACCACAACAATTCCCTTGAATCAGAACCATCAAGTCTGATTGCATCTGGCAAGGTGAAATCTAAACCATGTTGTGTTTCACTTAGATAATAAGGAATGTTGCATCTTGATACTTCATTTGGTGTAATTACATTGAATGATGTTGTCCATCCAGAACAATTGTCTGGTTCTGTGTCAATGAATGGTTGTGCTATGACTGGCACTTCCATTGAAATCAAAGTGTCTTCATTGATGAAGTATTTGCCATTTGTCATTTCTTTGCATATGTCTTGAAGAATCAACAAAGCATCTGACAAACATGTTGCTTCATTTCTCATCTTGTTTTGTGTCACATCATATCTATCAAAGACAACAACATCAAAACCATATGTGATTGTTTGGTCATCAATAGCAGTTCCAGTTGGTGTCAAATGAAGTGCTGGATACATTGTGAATTTATCCTTGTCAAATAGGTTGATTTCACCATAAGTGAAAGACTGAATTTGCATGTGTCTTTGACTTATGACATCAAAATATTCAATAATTGCTTTATATGTTATCATCTTCTATTTTCTTTTTTCTTCATTTCTTTGTTCTTCTCTGTTTGAACATCTGTGTCAAGTGATAGTTTTGTCAGACAAAACATCAATGGAAGTTTTGTGACATTGTCAAATTTTAACAAGTCACCACCAGTCAAATAGTCTATTGTTGCAAACCATCCATATCCACTTGATGCAGTTCTTTTTCCACCCTTTTTGAAGACTGATGGAAATTGTTCAATTGTTTGTTTCCTAAATTCCAAAAAAAAACTGCAACTGGATTTCCAATATTGATTGATAATTTCTTGAACTGAAGTTCATTTTCAAGATGAACATCTGCATCATATGGTTCAATGTCATATCTGTTTCCTTGTGTCTTCACTATTGGTCTGTATAAAACAGACATAATTTTTGCAATGTCATTGTCCTTTGCAAAAGTTTCAATGTCTACAAATTCACCCATTGTCATTTCATCAATCTTTGGATGCCATCCATATATCTTGCCATCAATATTTATTTTGGTGATGATTTCTTTTTGAACTGGTTTGCTAATCAGCTTTTGAAGACTTTCTTGAATCTTTTGTAAGTCAGACAATTTCATGTGTTCAACAATTGATTCATCAATTCCACACATTGTGGAGATAGTCTTGACCATTATTTCTTGACCATCTTCCAAATCTTTGACTGCATCATTGTATTTGATGTATGTTTCAATGGTTATGTCATTCCATTCTGTTGGAATACTAATTTCAAATGTCTTCTTCATGTTATAGATTAAAGGTATTATTTTGATTATTTCCTTTCAAAAAGCATACACACCATAATTTCCTTTGACTTCAAACCACATACGCATCATCAAAGCATCTGCAAAGTCTGGTGACCTTCCAAGCAAAACTTTGATTGTGTCCTTTGATATGATAGAAAGTTTCTGTGTGTCTTTGTCAATTTTATCACGCTTTATTATTTCAAGTTCTTCAATGATTGTTTGTTTGTATTGTGTTTCACTTATTGCCACCTTACCAGTATTGACCATCTCTGCAAATTTGAAAAAGCATTGTGTCTTTAGATTCTGGAAGTTTTCTGATTTTAGTGCTTTGCTTCCATTGACAAATCCTTTGCAACCAGACAACAAGTCTTTGACACCACCACCAACACCATCTTCATCCACAATGATGTGTGACCTTTGGACACCATATTGTTGTGCATATGTATTCAATTGGTCAACTACATCTGTGACTGATGACTTGTCAATCTGTTTTATTTTGATTGCATTCAAACCATCCCAGACAACAATGATTGTTTTGTCTGAACCAAATCTTGCAACATCACAAGATATGTGATTCATGCCACCTTCAATTGTGTTGGTGAACATATCATGAATTGAATCATAATCAAACAAAAGTGCATCATCTTCATTGTATTCCCAGTCACCAAGAAGAAGTCTTTGTCTTGACACCTTGTCCAGTTTTTCAAGTTGCTTGATGTAGTGTTGTGAAATTGCAGTGTTGTCAGACACCAATGATTGAATGAATTGTCTGTGTTCTGGAAGTCTGTTTTCTTTTGCTGGTTTGTAAAATTCAGAATACAACCATGACTTTGTTGGATTGCATGTCATTAGTGTTTTTGGTATCAAATTATATTTGTCCAGCTTGAATCTTATTCTTGAATTTAGAATGTTGATTGCTTTGTGTGATACTTCTGCACATTCATCCACAAATGCATCAGTGATTTCAAGACCACCAAGTGATGTGAAATCTTTGTCTGATGGATACAAGAACAAGTCTTTCAGATATATGATTGAACCATTGAAGAAAGTGATTGTTGATTCTTGTGCATTGTATGTGAAGTCATCATTTGGTTTCAAACCAACAAAGTCTTGTGCAACTTCAAAGAATGTGTTCAATGTGGTTGCTTTCAGATTTTTCAATTTACTTCTTCCAATCACACTTCTTGTTCCAGCATATTGAAGTCTTCTGTGTATTTGCCACAAACATCCAGTGAAAGTTTTTGAACCACCAGCACCACCACCAAACAACACTTCTGTTGTGGTCTTATCTTCAAGATACTGGAAACACTTCACTTGTGTGTCAAACAGATTGATGTCAATTGTCTTTGGCATTTAATGGTTTCAAGTTTATCACAATTGATTTGTCTGTGATGTCTGCTTTGACTTCTGTTCTTGATAGTTTTGGAACAATATATTCAGACATCTTCAAGATGATTTCCAATGCTCTTTCTGGTTCTTCTTGTGCTACATCAGACAACCACACTTTCATGTTGTCAAGATTATCTTCAACAAGCATTTGAAACGCTTGTCTGATTTCAGCAGTTGTTTTGTTTGGCACTCCTTTTCTGCTTCCAGCAAGTGTGTTTCCTTTTTGAAATGGCATATCAGTCTTTGTCTTTTGATGTCACTTTCTCATGACTTGGTTTGATTTCTTCTGGAATAATATCATCCATTGAAAGTTTTGTTTTTCCTTCATCCAATCTGGTCATCAAATTAGTTGCAGTCTTTAGTGACATATCAAGTGCGTATCCTTTGCATATTCCTTGAACATAATTTGAAACACCTATTTGACCATTGAACATTTCTGAAATCATTGTCATGAAATCCACTTGACCATTTTCAAGTCTTGGATATTCTTCTTTCTTAGTCTTCTTTTGAATCTTCTTCATCTGTTGAATCTGTTATATATGGATAATCATCTGGAACATCTTGGTCTGGATTTTTATCTTTCCAATCCTTGATGGCTTGTTCTTCTGCTTCTCTCATTGCTTGTTCTGTTTCTCTGACAATGTCCATGTGTTTTTCATTGTCTGGATTGAAGTCTGTCATTGTGTGTGTTTTTAAGTAATTGTTTAAATTGTTTTTTATCACCATATTTCAAATGACATTTTCTACATAATGCCATAAGATTTTCAATTGTATCTTTAAGTTTAGAACCACCAGATTGTCTTGGTTCAATGTGATGGATGTCCACTGCTTTTTTTCCACACATTTCACAAGGAATGAATTCACCAAACAACACATCAAAATATGTCAAGTATATTTTAGTATGTTTCTGCATCCAGTTTGTCTTTGATTTTGTCAATGGTTCTGTTCATATACTTCAAATAGAATATGTCAAATTCAATGTCTTGTTGCTTGTGTTGTTTCCAATAAACATACAAAACTGCTCTAAGTCTTTGTGATGGTGTTTTTCCATCTGTCTTTTCTGCATCTAATTTAAAGCCATCTAATGCATCCAATTCTTCTTGTGATATGTTATCACTTGAAAGATACATAAGTGCTTCAGATTTTCTCAAATCAAACAATTTGACTGCTGATTGTGTGTTCAGTTCATATGTTCCCATGACAATTTTGACTGAACCATCATGTCTTGTTGCAATTGTTTCAACGCTTACTGGTAGAACTAATTTTCCCATGATTTATTTTTCATATTCTTCAATGATTTGTTTCATCTCTTTCAACGCTGATTTTAAGCATGGAACACAACTGCTTGTTTTGGTATTTCCACCAAAATATTTTCTTTGCATATCAAACAAAATTTCTTTCTGTTTTGGATTGATTGTGTTTTGTACTTCATCAACAAGTTTCTTGATTGCAAGATAGTCATTTTCAGTGACTTGAAGAAATTCCCATCTGTCAAATGGACATCTTGCAAAAGATATTTTTGTCTTGACATCCATAAAACAACCACAAGTTTTCTTGTCACCAATTGTGTCACCAATTACTGGTGTTCCACAAGTTCTTGACTTTGGCTTGAAGTATTCACATGCTTCACAAATTGCAATTCTTTTCTTTGCAAGTTCTTTGTCAGCTTTGAATGGTATCATATTAAGTTCTTAATATTCTTTTTCACTTTTTCAATAGTGTATTGAATAGACTTGAAACTGATTTTTGTTTCTTTTGATAGTTGTCTGACAGACAATCCAGTTTCATAGTATAGTTCAAAAAGTCTTCTATCATAGTCATCAAATTGTTTCAGACAATTGTCAATCTTATCATTCAAGTGATTCACATATTCTGTTGATGTGTCTTCTTGAACTGCATTCTTATTTGCAAGGTGTTCCAAAAAAGATGAATCACATTCAATCATGTTCTTTTTAAACTGAACAATCTTCTTGTTGAATTGTGACT